GCGACGTCGGAGGTCAACGCCGCGACCGCCTCGGTGGCGACGGACAGCTCGGCCTTGTGGGTGCGTTCGGCGGCGAGCCAACGGCCAACGAACTCGACGTAAGCGCTGCCGTTGCGCGCCCCACGATGCCGATTACCGTCCTCGTCGATCCAGTCGACGAGCTCCGGGTCCTCGGCGGGCTGCGCTTTGGGCTTCGCGAGGTCTGTCATGGTCACTTCTCCTTGATGTCTGTGGCGGTTCGGATGACGAGTGCGATGTATCGGGTGGGTGCGCCGACGCGACGCCGCCGCCGAGGTCGAGGTAGACGCACGATCGACCAGACCGTGCCGTCCGGGCCGATCACCTTGTGGTCCTTGGTGATACCGCCCGGTACCTTCGTCTCGGCGGCAGGCTCGACCAGTAGCCACGCCTCATCGACGATCGCTGTGCCGACCTGACGCTGATCCGGCCGAGGGAACCGTTCCTCGAGGGACGCCTTCACCGCGATGGGATCAGGCCGCGGCCCGGGGATCGGGTTGCCCGTCGAGGGGTCGGTGATCGTCGGCCGAGGCGGCCGAATCGCCCAGTCCTCGGGGAAGCTGATCATCCGAGCGGCACGTTGTAGACGCCGGCCGTCGGCGACGGCGGGGCGAGCTGGTCGAGCTGGGCGGCGGTCATCTCGACCGTCAGCCGGTTGCCCGCGGCGACGTTGGTGGTGTGGATCTCCGGGTACTGCTCACCGGTGTTACGGAATCCAAGGTCCAGATTCTCCAGTGCCGCGATCACCATGTCGGTTGCCACGCCCTGCACGAGACTCATCTGCAGCGAGCCTGCAGTGATCCGCGCGTCGACGGCCACGACGCGCGACCGGATCACCCCCGCCGCCCGCTCGCACAGCACCTCGAGCTGGGCGAGTTCGGCACTGTCAGCTGCGGGCAGCGGCAGAGCCGTCGTCGTGCACACCAGTTGCGGCGTGACGAGCGAGACGGGGGGTGGTCATCGGTCAGTCCTCGACGGGGGTCGTGGTCTGCTCGCCGGTCTCGAGGTTGCGTTCGATCTCGAACACCGCACCGGTTGGTCCGGTGGTGCGGAACTTCTCGAACCGCTCCTTGGGCTTCGCCGCTCGCGCCTTGGTCGCGCGCGACTTGGTCGTCTTGCTGCCGGCGTCGGGAGCCGCAGCCGAGGTCTCGTCGGTGCCCTCCCCCGTCGACGCGTCGTCCACGCCCGGGGTGTTCTCGACGTCGGCGGTGGTGTCTTCGGTGGTCTTGTCTTCTGCCATGAGATTGTCTCCGTTCAGCCGTTGAGGACGCCGCGCAGGCGGGCCGCGGCCTTGCCGCCGAACACACCGAGACCGACGTAGAACTCGATCCGGGTACGCAGGGCGGGCTTCTCCTGCAGCTCGCCCAGGTCGTAGACCTGGACGCCGCCGTTGGTCAGGCCGGTCACGGCATGGTCACCCTCGCTGCCACCGAACCGGACGGCGTAGATCGACGACGCGACGGAGCTGCTGCCCTGGGTCTCAGTCTGCGTGAGGACCGAAGCGCCGGCGGCGGTGCTACCCGGGTCGAGGATCGGGATGCCGTTGTACTGGACGACGCGCTTTCCGGTCAGGTCCTCCTTGACGATGTCGACACCGCCGATGCGACGGCCGGCCGACTTGACCTTCGCGATGACCGAGCTGTTCGCGTACAGCGCGCCGTTGGAGCCGTCGATGCCTGGCACCGCGGCGATCAGCTCGTCGAGCTTGTCGAAGAATGCGTGCGAGTCCGACGTCGAGCTGCCGACGATCGGCAGGCCGTTGGTGGCGGTGTCGATGACCTGGGACCCGGTGAGGCGCTTCTTGATTCCGTCGAAGCCCTTGGTGTCCACGGTGACGTCACCGTTGAAAAAGTGGTCCGAGAACTTGTAGCTCAGGGCCTTGACCTTGAGCTTGGTCTGCTCGGCACGCTGGTCGTTCAGATTCGACCGGGTCTGCTGGATGAAGCGGTCCACATCGGCATCGCCACCGAGGATGACCAGCGACTCGGTCTTCTGGTTGAAGGTGCCGGTCGACTCGGTGTATGCCTCGTTGACCCCGCGGAATGCGACGCCCGGGAGGGTCAGCTCCTCGTTGTAGGCGAAGGCGTTGCCCTGGATCGTCATGAGMATCCGGTCGAGGACCGGGTTCAGCTGGACGAACAGTTCCTGCACACCCTTGGAGAGCTGGTTGGTCGAGATGACCGCCGATTGGGCGAGGCTGAGAGCCATAGCGCTCTGTCCTTTCTTCTAGTGACCCGAGGGCTATGGCCGCGGGAAGCTACTTCTTGCTGGTGTTGTAGGCCGCGGTCAGCGTGCCCATGCCGGGGCTGGTCACCACCGCGCCGCCCGCACCGGCCGTGCCCGCACCATCAGTGCGCTCACCAGCCGAGGCCCGCGCGTCGAGGTCGGCCTTGAGCGACTTCGCATCCGCGGCCATCTCCTCGGGCGTCCCACCCGCGATACGCTCCACCCAGGACAAGTCCAGGCCGGCCTCTTTCGCCGCCGCGAACTGAGCGCGGAACCGTGCATCGTTGCGTGCGGTGACCTCTGTGGCCTCGCGCTGCTCGCGGGCCTTCTCATCCTCGGACTTGTTCGCATTCTCGAGCTCTGTGATGCGGTCCTTGAGTGTCTTGTTCTCGTCTCGTGCGGCCGCGAGGTCGGCGAGCACAGCCTGTTTCGAGTGCTCCGACTTGAACTCGTCGTCACCGGAACCGCCTGCACCAGAATCGGTTCCGACGCCGCCTTCACCGCCTTCACCGGCTGCGCCGCCAGCTTCACCGCCACCCTGACCTGCACCGCCGGGATGCCCACCGTCGTCACGACGTGGATGAGCTCGGCCGGCGAACCGGGGACGCGAACCGAGGTCGCTGTCCAACGGGAGTACTGCGGCGACCACGCGCCGATGATTGAAACGCATCAGAGTTCCTCCGTCTCGGACCGGATCTCCCGGCCTGGAACGCACAAAGGGCCCGCGGCATCACGCCAACGGACCCAGAAACGACGAAACCCTCACGCCATCAGGGCATGAGGGAACCAACGGACACAGTATGCCTGTGGACAACCCGCGGCGCAATCACCGGCGGTGGCGCGTCACCGCCCGCTGGTCGCGGACCCTTCATCGAGGTCCGGCACGAGCAGCTCGGACAGTTCGTGCCCACCATCGCGAGCCACACGTTCCCAGTACTCGCGCTCATCGTCAGAGAGGTAAGTAGCGCCGGCCATCCCCGCCAGTTCCGGGTCGAAGTCAGGGTCCATGGCTCGTTGCTGGGCGACCTGCGCGTGTGTGTAGCGGCGAGTCGCCACAACCACGTCACCACCCATATCGAGATAGCGGCCACCACCGAGCGCCAGCACAGGCAGGATCATGGCACCACTCCCAGACGACGGAACGACCACACCAGCATATCGGCGGCCTCCTCGTCACCGCCGGAGATCCGCAACAACGCCTCCCGGTCGCCGATCGTGGCCGCTGCGAACCCCTCGGCCACCCACTCCTCTCGGCCCGACCTCGCGGTGCCCAGGCTGCCGAGACGCCAGTACTCGAGCGCGCCCGTCGCTCGCACACGGTCATGCCCCCACTGAATGTACGGGTCATCGACGATCGTGTTGATCGTGTACGTCTGCTCGGCTTGCGCGATCTTCTGCATCGGACCCAACAGGTTTGCCGCGCCCTGGTCCTGTATCGAGACGTCAATGGGATTGGTCCGAAACATCATCGCGTCCACGGCGTGCCCGTACTCGTGCAGCTCGACAGACACTGACCCGTGCAGCCCATCCGTCGACATGATCACAGCGCTGTCGGACGATGAGAAGAACGAGGTGGTCTCGAGCGACCGACCGTCCCCGGTCTTGCGACCCGACCACTTCGACACCAGCTGCGCGTCCGGCAGATCCGACAACGTGCGACCGACCGCGAACCGCAGGCCCTCGGCGGCGAGCCGATCGGGTGACGTTGGCGGGCACGCGGCCGAACGCGTTGGTGATGCGACGCCGATCGGCATCGGGCACGTTCCGGCTGACAGCCATCCACGCGGGTGTCGCCGACCGCGGTTGCGGCACCGCCCGGTTCGGGTTGTTCGGGCCCGATCCGCCGCGGCCCTTCGCCGACGGGACCGAGGCGGGTCCGAGGTATCCGTTGCGGCGCAACAGGTCGAGGGCTTCGGCCCGGTCGGCGGCAACCTCGTAGATGGCCTCGGGCATCAGCCGCTTCCGGGACCCCGCCTTGATCTGCGCCTCGCGCTTCGCATCTCCGTCCGCGATCACCTTGTACGCGATCCCGCGTCTGGTCATGCCCTCCGAGGTCGTCGACAGCTGCCGGCCACCGGTACCGTGGTCCGCTCGAGCCGACCGGAACGGATCGCCGCCTTCTCGGCATCGGTGACCCGGCCCGACGCCGACTGAAGTCCGGCGGCACCGCGCCGCGCGTTGACGACCTGGGCCGGGTCCGCACCGTCCCGGATCGCCTGTGCGCCAGCCTTCGTGAACTTCTTGTCCTGATCACTGGTCGACAGCGAGTCGAAGTACGCACGGACGTCCAGCGCAGCGAGATCGGCGGACTCATCGGCGGCATGGCGAGGGACGTGGCGGCAGTCGCACCCCGGATGCCGATCGAACGCGATCGACGAGTGATAGACACGACCGGCAAGGACCGCACACCTCGAGCACGACGAACCGGCGAGCATCCGCACGTATCCGACACCGGGGCGGGCAATGATCCCGAGCCCCGCGGCCACACGGCCGGCGTCGGCGATCGCGGTCTGGGTACGGGTGATCAGCGCGGCGATCCCCTGCTCCGCCCACGCTCGCCGCTGGACCGCGGGACTGCGCCGATCCTTCTCGTCCGGATACGCCGCAATCGCCGAGCGCGCGTGGATGACCGCGCCGTACAGCAGCGACCCCAACGGGCGACCGTCACCCGCAACGCCGACGAGCTGCGAGGCGTCGACGTCGAAGTCCGGTGCCACATCACCACCACTGCTGGTGAGCGCACCACCGACATAGTCCAGACTCTGGTCGACCACCGCACCCTGGGCGGAGGTGATGATCCCGACCAGCTCGGCCTCGTGATCGGCGAACCAGACGTCGAAGTCCGCCGGCGGCAACTCACCCCACAGCGATGCCGACGCATCGAGAGCACGCGCGGTAAGGCGACGCTGCTCCGAGTAGTACCGGCGCGCCACCTCCTCCGCGGTCATCAGGCGAGTTGCGGCTGCTCACCGAGGTCAGCGGTGAATTGGTCGAGCATCAGCGCCGACAGCTTCGACTCGCGCTCTTCATCGGACTGGCGCATCCACTCATCCACCTTCGTCGGAGTCGCCCCGGGCAGCATGTCGTAAGCCCCGCGGCGCGGGAAGTCCGACGCGATCAGCTTCGTCACACCATCGACGATCTGCGCGAACGACTTCGGCTCGGTGTCGGCCCACTCGGTGCGACGGTTCCGAGGCTCCTCGCCGAGCGCGGAGTCGATCAGACGGAACACGCGCCGGAATCCGGAGTTGGCCTCGCGCTTGAGATCCATCACCAGCGACGTCAGGGTGGCCTCTGCGCCGGCCAACGCATCACCGGACAGGTTGCTCATGCGATCGAGGGCATACTGCGGCGGCACCTGCGCCTTGCTGAACAGGTCGGTGAGGAATGCCTTGTAGACGGTGATGTAGTTCTGCAGGTTCGACTCCTCGAGGTCGAACACCTTCGTGTCCTTGCCCGGGAAGACCAGGAGTCGGTCCACACCGATCCGACCAGCAGGACGTAGTTGCGGCACGGGTTGACCGTCCGGGCCGACGATCTCGTTGCCGTGCTCGTCCTTGACGTAGATGACTTCGCCGGATGCGTTGCGCAACAGGGGGTCGTACCCGGTAGCGACGCGCTGACGGTACGCACTGAACTGCATGGCGAGCAGGGTGTTGAACCTGATCGTGTTGATCGCATCCTGCATCGGGATCAGTTGGTCGATCGCCGTGTGCCCCACACCATCGGCGTCGACATTGTGGCCGAACTCGACGAACGGGATCTCGCCGAGTCCGTGGCGCACCGCGGACACCGCCTGCCAGCCGCCCACCGCATCCGATCCGGTCTTCTCGAACCGCACGCACTCGACGTCGTCGTAGACCACCGCGACGTACTTCGCACCGAGTGCAGCCTGCGCCGTCGTCGGCAACCAGATCCCCGACTGTGGACGCTCATTCTCCACCCACATCTTCACCGCGAACTGGACCTCGAACGGATCCTCCGGGTGTGGGTGCAGATACACGCGCCGGCAGTTCTCGACGCGCGCCTTCGCCCCGCCCGGAGCCTTGGACACAGACATGATGCCGCGGCCGTGGACCATCATCTGCGAGAACACGACCCGCTGCCGTGTCTCCAAGTCGAATGCCACCCACCGCGCCCACGCCTCGACGTCGGTCTTCCCGGCGTCGTCGCTGATCGACTCCACTTCCATGCGCTGCACCGGTGCGTCCATCGCGGGCTGCAGCCAGTTCGCGATCGCCTGCCGGCGCAGGGTCTCGTACTCGGCCGACACGCCCTCCGGGGCATACGGCAGATCCTGCTCGCCCTCGTAGTTCGCCTGTCGGAGATCGAACGTCTGCTGTGCGGCCAACAGCTGGGCAACGCCAGTCTGCAGCCACTCCTCGGCGTACTTCACGGGCCCTCCTAGTTGAATCCGTACATGACAGTTGAGATCTCGGGTCGGTCGTCGGCGTCCCACCCGTCAGCGACACTCGAGGCGTCACCGGCAGCCTCGGCCGCGAGGATCGTGGCCACCGCGGCGTCGATCTTGCGGTGGTGCTCACCGATCGGCTTGCCGATCATGTAGCGCTGGTGCGTGCGAGCCAGCTTCACCGCGTTACCGACGTGCCGTGCGGTGATCGGGCACCCATCGTGGGTCATCGTCCCGGACCGCAGGTCGACCTCGACGCGACGGATCGCCTCGAACATGGCCTTGTCGCGGTTCGTCGGCCACTCCACGACCCGCTTCTCGCCGTGCTTCGACGACCACGCGCCGATCTCGGAGTACCAGCCCTGCGGGTCGCAGTACATGCGTGCCACCCGCCACCGCCGGAACACCTCATCGACGGCGGCATGCACCTCGGCTCGCGGGATCTCGCCACCCCACTCGGCCGGGTCCCAGATCGTCGGCCGCCGCGACGGCCCATACCTCGGGGTGAACGACCGCCCGGCCCGGGTGTGACAGCGCAAGGCCGTCCAGTCGTCGAACTCCGAGCCGTCGAAGCCCACACAGATCTGCGTGCCGCGCGGCGGATTCGGCAGCCACACCATCGCGCTCGTCTTAGGCACGGGCATACGCCCGCTCCCACAGGCCGTCCTCCAGCCACGCACCACGGCCGGACACCAGACGATTCCCGAAAAAGCGCTCGGCCTGAGCGGGGTCGTTCTCCGAGATGTCGTTGGCCTCCGCTTCCACCGCGGGGATCGTCACCCACGGGGAGTCGGAATACACGTGCTGCAGAATCTTCCGCCGGTCACGCCGATTGTCCCACCGCAGATCCTTCGGCGGCTGCCGGAAAAACTTGAACACGTCCTTGGCCTGAGATTCCCACGTGCGCTGCGCATCTGAGTTCTCGGCCGGGTCCCACGCGTTCGTCGTCGCCATCGTCCGACCGTCCATGCCGGCCGCGCCGCGACGCTGAGTCTCGGCGACCTTGAGCAGCTTGTTCTCCTTGGTGTACAGCCCGTCCTCGTCATGCAGCGCGAACGAGATCGGGTTGCCCAGCCGGGAGTTCGCCGACGCGGTCACGATGTCGATCCGGTTGTCCTCCCCGGGCAACCGGATGAAGCTCTCCCGGATCAGCATCAGATCCGCGAGCGGACCGTTCTTGATCATCGTGCGTAGCGGCCGGTACACGTTGTCGACCTGGTCCTCTGACGTGGCGGTGAGCTGGATCAGCGGCGTCGGATGCGGCATCCCCATCGGGTCACCCGCCTCGTACGCGTACTCGAAGCCGCAGCCACAGCCCCAGTCCGAGCACGCATACCCGTCATCCCCCGAACCCTGCGCCCAGCCCGCAAACAGGGACGGGCCGACTGCCTCGATCGCGACAATGGTCGACGCCCACGGGCCCTTACCTGACTTCTGCGGACCCACGACCAATGATCGTCGGTAGGTGAAGGCCTGCGACATCATCGGCCGATCCGGCTTCCACTTCGCCGTCGTCCGAACCCGGTAATGGTTTGCGGCACACCAGAACTGCCAGTCCGACCAATTGAACGGCATCCCCTGATCGAACCCGTCTGGCACCGAGCAGTGCGCCTGCACCCACTTGTCGTGCAGGTGACCGAGTGTCGGCCAATCCACCACCCACTCGTCAGTCACGGCGACCCCGCACCGCGGTCATCCGCTTCCCACCACCATTCGTCCGCGAGGTCCCGCGCTTCGCCGCACCGTGCTTCTCCTGCTGGTCCTGGTGATCGGGAGCGAGGTCGGAGACGATCAGCCAGCCGTTCTCCTTGAGCCCGGCCGGCGTCATCCCAATCTGATCAGCGAGACGTTGCGCCGCAGTGATCGCGACAGCCTTCGCGTCTGGAGCCTCGGCCTTCACGAGCCACCGCACGTACATGGCGACAGTCCGCCAGCGCCACTCCTCGAGGATCCACTGCGAGGCCTGCGGAGTGCGCCACAGCCCGGCCCACACCTCCCCCTCCCGCTCGGTCGCATCGGGCAGCAGGTCAGCGATCGGAGGGAAGTCGCCGACGTACCCACCGACCTGCAGACGCTTCGCCCTGACGTCGCGGGCATCCGACCGCGCCGACGCCGGGTTCGCTGTCGGCCCAGATCGATTCCGAGCACCACCGTGGCCGGCCATCAGGTCACCGCCGGATCAGGCCACGAGCGCGACTGGTCCGGGCAGATCAGCAACGGATTCGGCCAGACGTTGAACTTGGAGATCAGGTTCAACTTGGAGATCAGATCGTCGATCTCCGCAAACTCCCCGATTGCCTGCATCGACCACGGCAGCATCAGCCCGTCGTCGACCCGGCGCGGCACCAGGTGCACGTGCAGGTGTGCGATCGTCTGTGAGGCGAGCGCGCCGGAGCTGGTGATCAGGTTGTAGTCGGCGATCTGCTCGCTCTCGACATACCGGGTGGCCGAACGGACCGCGGCGGCAACGCCATTCGGGTTGGGGTGTTCGCAATGCCAGGTCGGCACGAACAGCCGGTGCCCCTCGGTGACCGGGTTCAAGGGGGTGAACGAGACGACCGGCCGGGACTGGTCGTGGAGCAGATCGCCGTCCTTGCGGTGAATCTTCTCGCAGAACACGCAGCCAGCCCGCAGGTCGAGGTCTTCAGCGGAGATGGTCACTGGACCTCCAAGTTGGTGCGTCGTCGCAGTCAAGTTGGTGCGTCGTCGCAGTCTGGGATCTGGTTCTTCGAACTCGATTCCCGCCCTGACGAATCCGAAGGTTGGCTCCGTGTGGGAGTTCAACAGTGAGTCCTCCGAGGACGACGAGGAACTGTCCCGAGCTTCCGGATGACCGGCATAGAACTCGAGCACCTCCCGACCGAGGACCCGGAGCGTGAACCCGATCACCGCGCATCACCGCCCGCCGGTCGTCTTGGACCCTCCGCGCCTTTCAGAGCCCTCCCCCGCGGCGTCCGCCCCCTACGGGCACGGGGGGGCACCCCCCACCCCGAGGGCCGGACGCGCGCCATTTCGAACACCCGTGCGAGTCTTCACGGCCTCGCGGAGGGCGTCCTGTGTGCGCTTGGCTTTCCGGCTGTTGCAGGAGCGGCACAGCACGTCGAGCTCGCCGTCCCACGCACCGCCGGCCTGCATCTCGACGCGATGGTCTGCGGAGAGGTCCGTGGAAGGGTGTGGGTCGCGCTCGAAGCCGGGGCACCAGTCTCCGTGACGGTCTCGGTGCGCGGTGACTGCTGCTCGGCGTCGGACTCGGTCGCGGCCGGCGAACACCTTCGTCGGGACGGTGAGCCTCTGGCGGCGGTCCCTGTCGGCCTGGTGCTGCCGGCACCTCGACCCGGCCTGCATCTCGGGGCAGCCCGGCTCTGTGCACACTCTCAGTCGCGCCCTCATGGCCGCTCCCTCTCACCCTCACGGTGCGGGGGAACCGGTGTGGCCGGCGTGTCCGTGGTTCCCTCGCCCTCGCCCTCGGGGCATGGGGGAACCAGCGAGGTCAGTATGCCTGTGGACAACCCGTGCTGCAACGAGGCGCGCTCCTCGTCGGCCCGCTCGTCCAGGTCCTTCGGCCGCGCCCACCATCGGGGGCAGTCGTCTCGACACAGCCGTGCAGCCCGCAGCGCATCCGGTGCGTACTCGTGCGAGTGATCGTGGATGCCGTACTGACTGCAGCACCCGTACTGCTCCCTCTCCCCGTACCGGAGATCGCAGCAGCCACATCGCACATCGTCGATCGCGAGGTAGTGGTAGTACGCATGCTCATGATCGGCCGCGTACATCAGGTCCCGCACGTCACGGCCCCACTGGCTCGACATGATCTGGTCCGCAACCTTGACCGCGAACGGAACGAACCTCGGCTCGTCGAACTCGGGAATGTCGAGAATCGATTCCGCAATCTCGACTATCGAATCCCGATCGCTTCGGATCTCGTCGTCGGTTGTCATCGCCTGCCCGCCTTGCTCATCCGAGGAAACCATTCGGCTGGCTGGAAGTCCGGATGATCCGACCACACCTGGGCCGTGACGAGCAGCCCCGCGGCGATCGGGTTGTCGGCGGGCTCGAGGTCATTCGCCTCGAGGTAGGCGACGACCTGTCCGCTCACGGTGCGCAGCGCGTCGAGCATGCGCCGCCACTTGTCCGGGTCGGGCATCGCCTCTGCATTGGCTCCCTCCTCGGTGAGCCTGGCTTCAACGAAGTCAACGATGTTGGGCACGACGACCTCCTCGCTTCCTGATCTGGCTGGTCTTCGGATATGGCCGACCCCAATCGCAGGGGCCGAAGAAGTCCGGGCCGTGGTAGTGCCACCACAGTCCGGTCGTGGCTCGCTGGTAGACGCGGCCACCACACTCGGTGCAGAACGGCACAACCTCGGCCTCGACTGCGGCGGTCATGATGCAGCCCCCGGCGATCCGAGCCGCTTGGCCAGCCACTCCCACTCGCGTGGATTCCAGGCGGGGCGGTCGTGCCACCACTGCCCACAGGCGTCAGGCGGTGGGCTGCAGTTGATCCCGTGACACACGATCACAGCACCGGGCCCGTCACCGTCTGCGCGTCGGCCCGGTGCGTCGGGATCGAACGGCTGCGGCGACACGTCGAGGTCACGCGGGAAGTGGACACGCAAGGTGGGCTCGCCAACACCTCGAGCAGTGAGGCCGTGGCACCACGGCAGATCCCGGCGAGGTCCTGGCCGTCACGGACGTCGCCCATGAGCCGGGCGGCCTCGTCCGGCAGCGAGCCGAGCCGCTTCTCGATCCACTCGGCGAGCGGGTCGAGGTCGTCGACGGTGACCTCGTGAGCCTGCGGCAGCAGGCGGGCAGCCACATGGAGCCACGGCCGCGGATCGTGGGACGCCGGCCGATCGGGTCGCCACACCTCGAGCCGGTACTGCGGGAGGAGCTGCAGCGTCTCGTCCGCAATGCGGTGTGCGACGTCGGCGATCCCCGCCAGGACATCGAGGACCGCGACGTCAGCCGCTGCCGGTCGCGGCACACCCTGCCAGCCCATGGCGTCGAGAGCGCTCGCCGTCAACTGCGCGGTCCGACGCCGCATGTCGTGCTGAGCCCACCGCTTGCGGGTGCCCGGCACTCGGAGGTTGACCAGCCACGGCCACACCTCGGCGAGGTACAGGATGTCGGCGACGTCGTCGCGGAGCTTCGCGGCGAGCTGCCGCGCCCGGTGCTCGGCAGCGTCGTCGAACACCTCGCGGGTGGTGTCGATGACGACGGACATCAGCAGCTCCCGTCGCGGCCGACCCAGTCAGCCCAGTCGTCGACGTCCTCGGTAGACAGACCAGAGAGAACAACCTGGTAACGAGTCATGTTGGTGAGTCACCTTTCTCGGCGTCGACGGCCACCACGGCGACGACGCTCGGGGACAAGGTCTGGAGATGAGTGAGAACGATCTGTGGATCCGACCCGACCCGGCCCGACCCGACCCGACCCGACCAGTTCTGATAGGTCCCGTACCGCATCGATCTGTCCGGATCTATCCGGATCTGTCAGATATCTGTCAGATCCGGGGGTGGCTGACGTGGTGTCCAGTACGGGCAGGTCATGCCCGGGTGAGGACGTCCGGCCGGGATCAGAGGGTGCGCAGGGCGCAACGCGCGTCTGATCGGGATCAGAGGGTGCGCAAGGCGCAACACGCGTCTGATCGGGATCAGAGGGTGCGCAAGGCGCGACGCGCGTCTGATCCGGGTTGGCCGGGATCTGGGGTCCGACCTGTCCACCAGCCGAGGGTGCGCAGAAGGCGGCATCTCGCGTCGGCTCCGAGGGTGCGGAACTGGTGTCCGCAGCGCGCGTCGGGTCCGGATCGATCGAGGGTGCGCTTTGCGCAACGCGCGTCGGTTTCGATCCGGGGGTGGTGGACGGGTCGGCGGGTGCCGGCGGCTGGCTGCCGTCGGCGAGTCTCCCAGGCGGGACGTAGCGTGACGCAGACTGTGGGACCGGTAGGTCCTGAGACTTGCGCCAGGCGTTGGTTGTCAGCCACTCGACTGAGTACCGAGAGAAGTACGGGTCGGTGGGTGGGTCGAGGAGTGCGGTCACCCCTTGTGGGAGGTCACCGTCTTGGCGGGACGAGTTGCATTTCTTGCAACTGACCACGTAGGTCTCGATGCTCGCTGCTTCGCCGGGCGTGAGGTGGTCGTAGGTGCCGGCTCTCCCGGACTTACGGTCAGCCCAGTCGACGATGCAGCCGCACCATCGGCATCCGTCTCCGTCTCGGAGGCGGACAGGCACGATCAGGTGGGGGCGGGAGGAATCAGCCTTCCGCTGGCGTTCCCACTCGATCTCCTTCTTGAGGCGCAGGTGCAGGAACTCGGGATCGTCATCCACGAGTTTGTACGCCGCGACGGTTCTCCCGTCGTCGGCCTGCACCTCGCTCATCAACTCGGCGAACAAGCACACAGCGAGCAGCGATTCGACTCGGGACGGCCCCGCGATCTGGATCGCAGTTCCTCGGGTCACCACGTAGTCGGTCGCGTGCTGGCCAGATTGGGCTGCACACCGGGAGATGAAGCCGTGCACCTCATTGAGGAGCCGGTCGTCGCATTCGGGGTGCTCGAGCACGGACAGCAGGAGCGGATGCATCGCCGATCCATCGCCCCATCGGACCCAAGCCATCGAGCACCTTTCTCACGCCATCGGGAACACGCACCTCGTGAAGGCCTTCGCGGGCGGTCCGCGCGGCCGGGATCTGGACATCAGGCGGCACTCCCGCCCGCGGGAAGGTATGCAGTGCAATCACATTCAAGGATGGCGGCCAGGAGATCGGCGTCGCCGATGACCCGATCTGTCCAGCCGCACGGGTACCGCCCGTACAGGTCGCCCTCGTGATCGGCTGCCGGGTGTCCGCACCGACAGGGCGCGGCGTCGAAGCTCGCGGACACTACAGGTCGCCGAGCTCAGCACTGACGGCCAGCGCCTGGTCGGCCAGATACTCGAGTCCGTCGAGCAGCCGATGCAGCGGCGTGGACAGCGAGACCTCGAAGCCGTCGAGGTCCACGATGATCTGCACCGCCGGTCCGCCATCGAGCGAGACGCTGGGGCGGACCTTCGCCGGTCTGCCACTTGCGATGGAGATCACGCTGATACCCGCACGGAGGTCTATGTCCGCGGGGAGGATCGCCGGATCAAGTTCCGGCCCTTCGTAAGTGAGGTAGCTCTTGGCGAAGAGCTCGGGCTGACACGTGCGGAACTCACCCTGCGCGTCGCGAATCACCCAGTCTCCCGGGCGAGCGAGCATGTCGCCCTCGGGATTGACGACGATGAGGCCGAGGTCGGGGCGGGCGTTGTGCGCGCGCCTTGCTGTTCCTCCGTGGTGACCGATCCAGGCGAGCGCGACGTTGAGCGACTCGACGGCATTGACGATCTGCAAGGCCTCGATCTCTACGGGTTGCGCACGGAACTTTGTCGGTGTTGCCTGCTGTTCGGTGATCATCCGATCTCCTCCAGTTCGTTTGTTGGGTCGATCTCGTACTCGACACGGACATCGGCAGGGACCGGGCCGATCTCGACGGTGTCGCCGGGCGACCACATGCCGGCCGGGATGAACCACACCGCGTACCCGTCGTCGTCGATATGGGAAAACACGAGGCGGGTCGGCACGCTGACCGGCAGGACGCCGATCGTGCCGTCCTCGAGTCGGGTAGGGAGCGCGCACCCGGCACCGTGCCGGATACGGGCCCAGGTGGGCTGATCGCGAGTATCAGTCATCGTCGGAGTCCTTCTCGTCGTCGGCCGAGTACACACCTGAGAGGTCGGCGAGGCCGGTCGGGACAGGGAGGCGACGCACCCAGTCGTCCAGCCACTCCTTGTGTTTGGCGTCGACGTCCTCGTCGAAGCGGCGCGGTACGACCGCGCCCAGGAACGAGTCGCTGCACCGGACAAGCATCAGCTCGTGGCCCGGGGCGCCGACCGAGGTCATCAGCAGCGGTTCGTCGTACGCGGCGGCCGCGACCTTGAATCGGGAGATCAGTTTGCCGGTGACACCGAACACGTCGAGAACGGCAGCCGGGCGATGGGTCCAGCGGGCGAACATCTGCGGGATGTCAGGGGCGCCATCATGGGCGGGTAACGCCGGCAACTCGAGCTGCTCACCGGGGAACAGACCCGACATGTCAGTGAGCCTGACCATGAGGGTGGCGGACTCGGCGCTCGAGGTGGCGATCAGCTGCACACGCACCTTCCACTGCGGCGAGTCGTCGTCACCACTGCGGCCGACTTTGAACACGGCGAGGATCTTCTTGACCTGCTCGAGCCCGAAGTCGATCGATCCGACGTCGGCGGCACCCATGCTGCCCGGGCCGCTGAGTTCGTCGCATTCCCACACCGAGCACAACCCCAACGCAGCGGTGTAGCGGTCTGTCGCTGCGGCAGTGAGGTTCTCGCGGTCGATGTGGCAGCGGACGCGGGACAGCTCAGGCCAGTCCGCGTCGGTCGACGCGTGCGGGACGACCGCGGTGAGTGCGCGGCGGAGGTCCTTGGTGTCGACGGTGATGTCGAGCAACGTCAGAGCCACGGCGCACCACCGCTACGACGCGCGGCTGCGACCGCGACGGCGACGATCAGTCTCTGCAGCGGTCGGGTCGCCCAGGCCAGGAAACAGCTCGGCTTGTCCTGGCGTTTCGGGGTGGGTGCCGGTTGGCTGCTCGACCCACCGGTAGATCTGCCGGCGCCGCTCGATCGGCAGGGAGTGCCACCAGTCGTCGGGATCGACCATGACCCTCCCCCCTTACTCACCGTCGACCTCGGCGTCGTCGTCGGCGGCGGCGAGCTCGATCAGCTTGGCGCGCTGTGCGACCTCGGTGTCCGACAGCACGTGTCCCAGGCGCTCGAGGAGGTCCAGCCAGCCGATGGCGGCTCGGAGCTGCAGCGTCGACAGGTACCCGACCCCGTGGGGTGGTGACCGTCGCGTCGGTTTCCAACGCGACGGTCACCCAGACGAGGGCACGTAGGAGAGCCGCCGGTGTCGCAGTCGCCATCCACGGGCGAGCATCACCATCGAACAGATCGTCCAGGCCCCCGAACGAGATCTCGAAGTACTCGGGATCTCCCTCGGAGTCGTAAGGCGCGTGCTGGGCAAGGAACTGACCCCACTCGCGTGTCGACTCGAGGGTGCCGTTGCGGATCTGGTCAGCGATGAACTGGCGGCGCACCTTCTTTGCCAGCTCACGCTCATGCTTGGCGCGCTGGTACTCCCGCTCCTCGTCGTCCTCGTCCTCGACGCCGATCTCGGGTGCGTCGGTGTCGATGACCTCCGGCGAGACGCCCACCGCGTTCTCGTTCTCCGTCACCGGAGCGGTGGCGGTGTCCGGGCGGGGCGGGGCCGCGGTGTGAATGATCAACACCTCTTTGGACGACTTGCCGGCCCCGACGATCGCTATCGGGTGCGGCGCGATGTGGACGAGCGAGACCGACTCAGGGTCCTTCGCCAGGGCCAGATCGTCGCCGCGGCGCTCATTCCACGGCACCTCGAAGGTGAGGACTCGGCCGAACTGCTCGGCGGCCTCGCGGCGTCGTTCCCGGTGTGTCTCCCAGTCGGTGACGACCTCGATGCCCTCGGCCTCGACCTGCTTGCGCACCTTCTTCTGTCGGGCGCGTTCGGCGGCGCGGTCGAGCACAGCCTGGCGGACGACACCCCAATTCCGGGTGCCCATCGCCCTCTCCAGATCTTCGGCGTCGATCGGGTCATCGGAGTGCTCGGCGATGAAGACCGCGTCGGCCAACGTCACCGCGTGACGGTCGATCCCGACCAGCACGTTCGGCGGGAGCTTGGCCACCTTCGCTCGTTGCCGCACCTTCGTCGCCGACATGCCTGTGCGAGCCGAGATCTGCTTCACCGTGTCGCCGAGATCGATCAGCGTCTGCACGCCGTTGGCCTCTTCGGTCGCGGTCAGATCGGATCGGTTGCCGTTCTCGGCGAGCATCGCGGCGACCTGGTCGAGCTGGGCGGGGAGGTCGTGTCGGATCACGCACGGCACCGTGTCGAGTCCGGCCTTCGCCGCGGCCGCGAAGCGGCGGTGGCCGGCGATGATCCGATACTGGTTGCCCTCGCCCTCGCCCTCGCCCTCAACCGGGACCACGACGAGAGGCTGCATGATGCCGACCGCTTTGATGTTCGCGGCCAGGTCTGTGACATCGCCGACCTGGCGGCGCACGTTGAGTGGGTGTGGGTTCAGCTGGTCCAGTGCGAGATCTGTGATGGTGGCGGTCTGTGTGCTCGGCATCCCGCTCACCTCCTGTCTTTCGTTGTCGGGGGCCAGGAGAGGCCGTCGGGTCGCGGATTGGGCGTGCGGTTGGCAGTGCAGGTCTGGGAGTGGAGCTGGTGCAGTCGCTCTCCATTGGCGATCGCGTCCTCGAGGTCGCGGCCGGTGAGTCGTCGGCCCCACACGGTCGGCTGCCCGGTGATCGAGTCGCGGTTGACGATCTTCTGCACGGTGCCGCGTTCGTCGAATGACGGGTCGACCTTGAGGTAGGAGTCCTCGCGGTTGGCATTGCGCCAGTAGAGGACCGGCAGGTGGCAGCGACGGCAGCGGCGTGGTGCTCGGCCGCTCACAGGCGGACCTCGCTCGGGTGCGGGCGCAGCTGTGTGACGAGGTCGTAGACGGCTTCCGCCTGTGCCGACAGGTACTGCGTGTCATCGGAGAGGAACTGGTCACGTTCGACGGGCTCGGCGACACCGACGATCACGGTCTCGGAGTGCGCGGTGCGGAAGTGCGCTTCCGCACGAACCACGAACGCCGGCAGATCCGACGACGCCGCATCGGTGACCAGCTCGACGCCGTCGATGTCGGTGATCGCGATCTCGACGGTGCCACCACGGCGACGCACATAGTCCGTCGCCGCGCCGAGCGCGGTCGCGGCCTGTGTCGCGTAGTCCGAGGCCGCTGTGGCCTGCGGGAGCGGGGGGACCAGGGACAGGTGGCGGTCACGCATGGCCGGCACCTCCGTCGCGTTCACATGAGGCGCACACTCCGTTCGCCACACGCACGAGCAGGCCGGGCAGCGCCCGATAGCAGCGCTGACATTCGATCTGGTCGATCGCGACGAGCGCCCCGTCAAGGTCTCGCACCTCGGCGGACAGCTGCTGCCCGCTCATGACCCGTCACCTTTGGGATCGACGAACCGGATGTACATGCACTTCTGCCGGACCGCGCACTCGAACCCCTCGACGAAGCCGCCCGTGCGCTTCCGGACCGCGGTCGTGAGCGCACCGATGGTCAATGGCTCCTGCTCCGGAGTGGGCTCGTACCGCAGCCACACACCGTGGTTGTCGGCCTTCATCGCGTAGTCGATCAGGTCCTGGCGAGCGCCCGGGATACGGCCACGCGGCGGAAGCGAGGCCACCGGGGTGAACGATCGACGCCTCACCCCACTCGTCACCGCACTCGGCGGTGCCACCTTGACGGTCGGGGCCGGACCCGGCTTGCCCTTTGCCGCAGCAACGGCCGACGCGGTGTCGATGTCCTGACCGCGCGCCCGGGCACGCTCCTCGCGGCGATCCATCGCTCTGTCCTGCGCCAGGTCGTCGCGGTCGAAGTGAGTGGCAGTCATCGGTGGCCTCGATCCGAACGTGGCGGCAGAACGTTCAGCGGGCACGACGGGCCGAGGTCGTCGACGATCTCCCCCTTGTGGATGATCATCGGTTCCCACCGGCGGCGGTCGCCGCGGTCGATCAGCAGGACCACTCCGGTGAACAGGCCGGCGACGGCCAGCATGCACGCCGCGGCGGTCTGCGCGACGGACTCGTAGAGAGACTGGATCATGGGGTGTTTCCCTTCGGCTCGGATAGGGACCCAGGCGACGCCTGGACGTTGAGGAGACCCAGGCCGTCGAGCACGGCCTGTATCTGGTCGATCGATTGCATGAGGCGAGTGATCGGGTTGTTGTCCAGGAGAGGTCGGGACGGGAGCTCAGCAGACCGCCCCCCGGTCTGCGGCATCGACCGTCCCGACCGCCCCTGTGCTCCCTCGTGTCGCAACCCCAGCGACACCAGAGAGCGGCTCCACAGCGGCGCTCACGCCCACACCACCCAGGCCAGTAGGGCAACAACAGCCCAGAGCGTCAGAGAGACGACGGAGGCCAGCAGGAGGCCACGCAAGAACGCGACACCTTCAACGTCGACGTCGGATGCGCGGAGAATGCCCGACCGCCGACCTACGATTCGCGGATGACGGATTCGAACAGCTACTTCATCCCCACCTCGGGAGCCCGCGCAGTCATCAACTACAACGGGATGGACTTCTCCGTGAACGCCGAGATCGCCGACGACTTGCTCGAGGTGATCTTCTGCCTTGACGCACTCGGCGGGAGCCACTTGTTTCCGATCCCAGTCGACACCGGGGAGATCGTTCGGTTGTGGGTGACTGCCGGGGTGCCGATCGTGGTCTCCTTGCCCCCCGAGTACCCCGCCGGCAGCCAGACCCGCAGCTACGTTGAGATGGTTCTGCAGAGCCGATCTACGTAGCCGTCTACGCATTGGGCGGAGCGCATTCACTCTTGGCTCCGGTCGGTCGAACAGCTGACGCATTCGTGGACGAGCAGGTCGTCAAGAGACATTCGCAGCTCGGCCGCAATCCGGACAAGGCTATGAACCCCTGGGACCTTGTCGTTCAGCTCCAGCCGGTCAATTGTGCTGATAGAGGTGCCCGTGCGGGTTGCCAACTGCGCTCGAGTCAGACCGAGCTCCTCGCGTCGACGCCTCGCGAGACTGCCAGTAGTCAGTTTTGACATATGGCAACAGTGCCAAGTCGTACATTGACATGTCAAGAACGCACGCAATAGCATTTCTGACATGTCGCAAAAGCAGCAGCACATCTGGACCCTGAGAGGTCATTCGTTCTGCGATCAGTTCAGCGAGGGAGACGGCGGCCAGCTCCTGCCGCCTCCGGATACGTCGCCGGACATCCCAATGTGTGCGGCATGCGTGATGGCGGCCGAGCTCTACGTGGCCGTTGCAAAAGGCACAGTCATGGCATCGAGCGGATACACAGACTCTCCCGCAGCAGCCATTGACACCCTGCGTAAGACGCCGTGGTCGGACGTAGTGGACCTCGATGCACTCGTGAACGAGTGCAACGACGGACGAGAACTCGTGCTCTACAACAGGAGATTTGAGCGATGATCACTCGGGAAGTTCTTTGGGGCGACGCCCTGGCGGTTGAGATGTTCCGCACATCGGGCGGACTGAAGGCCGCCGTCGAAGCGATCGTGACACAGGTCGGGCCGGCAGTAGGTACTCGGAACACCTTCGCGAAGCTGATGCATGTTACCGACCCGGCAGACCTGTCAATGAAGGACAAGTGGCGAGCATGGTTGCTGCTCGTCGCCGTACATGAGGACCCGGCCGACTGGGGGATCGACGACGACGTGGTCCCGAAATCCATTAAGGCGGAGGCCCTTAAAAAGGACCTCCGCCAGATGGTGCGCCATCAGGGACTCGAACCCCGAACCCGCTGATTAAGAGTCAGCTGCTCTGCCAATTGAGCTAATGGCGCTTGGCCTTGGCTCTGTGTTCCGCTCCTTGAGCCGAAGAGAACATTACATGACAGTTTGCCGAGATATGAAATCGCCTGGTCAGGACGGGTTTTGGGCGCAATCCGCGGTGTTGGCTCAGGCGTTGCCCTTCGACCAGACCGACCACGGGACGTTCCAGTCACCGAGTCCGTCATCCCCCGGCAAGGTGGGGCCGACAGCGTTCTTGACGGTGACGATGTCGCCACGCTTGGCGTGCTGGAGGAACCATTCGGCGTTCTCCGGGCTCACGTTGAGGCAGCCGTTGCTGACGTCGTCGACCCCCTGATCGCCCAGTGACCAGGGCGCGGAGTGCACATAGATGCCGCTGTAGGAGATCCGGGTGGCGTCATAGACCACCTCGCGATAGCCGCCGGCCGAATTCACCGGGACACCATAGGTCGATGAGTCCATGATCACACTCGGCTCCCGCTCGGCCACGATGTAGGTGCCGTTGTTGGTGGGGGTCGAGTCCTTGCCCATCGAGGTCGGCATGGTCTTCACCACCTTGCCGTTGACTGTGATGGTGATCATATGGGTCTTGTCGTCGGCGGCCGCGACAAAGCTGCGACCCACCGTGAAGTGGGTGTTCAGTGTGTTGTCGCCGTACACGCCGTCACCGAGGTCGATGCCCTTTGTGTTCACCTTCACACTCACCTTGGTGCCGGGCTTCCAGAAGTGTTCCGGACGCCACCGCACCATCGAGTCGTTGACCCAGTAGAACGCCCCCTGCACCGGCGGATCGGTGGTGACGGTGATCGCCTGCTGCGCGTTCTTCTTGTCGGTGATGGGCTGATCGAA